CACCCTCATGACATAAGCGTTGTATTCTTCAGTGCCTGGTTCCAACCCCATCGCAGCCGCGTTTTTCTGTACCGTCGACAGAGACGGCACGGGCGGGGTAGCGGGCAGGTGGGCGATGGTCTTCCCCTTCGGGTCGTAGCGCATCTGCCCAGGGCTGAGGCTGAAGTCAGCCGGCGGCTTGGGCGGTTTCGGCGGCGGAAACCCCGCGGCGAGGTAGGCCCTGGTGGTCGCCGGAATACTCACATCGGCCAGCAGCCGCTGCCGCGCCGCCGCTTGGAGCCTCGCCTGTTCCGCCTTCGCCTTCTGGTGCTCGAACAGACCCCGCTGCATCTGGGCCTGCTGCGCCTGGTCCATCGCTTGGACGCCACCGGCCATGCCCTGGCCCATCGCCTGGCCGAAGGAAACCGGAAGCCGAGACGGACCACCGGCTGCCATCATTTGCGTGCCGAGCCCGAGAAGCCCGCGCACGCGCGGATCGTTCAGATTGTCGAGAAGTCCAGCCATTTTACAGGAACCCCGTCAAAAGCCCGAGCCCGGCGCCGGCGGCAGCCCCCCACGGGCCGCCCATACTGTAACCAAGCGTGCCGCCACCGAGCGCGCCGCCCAATGCGCTAGCGGCCCGATTGCGGTAGTAGGGTTGCGTCCCCGTCTGGGTGCCGCCGTAATTCCCCTGCACGAAGCCGAGATACTGGGCGAGCTTGTTGGCCTCGCGGTTCTGCTCGAAGTTGTGGCGCTCGATTTCCTTGTTGATGAGCGCCTGGCTGTAGTCCTCGCGCTGCGCGCCGACGTTCGCCAGTTGCCCGATGTCCTGATAGTCCGCCGCGGCCATCTGGGGCGCGAACAGCATTCCCTTAATCTGGTTGGTCCGCTCGTCAGCATAGTTCCGATAGGCCATCCCCGCCGCCGCATCGGCCAGGGCGGTCGACAGCGCCGCCTCGTGCTGCGGCGAGCCGTACTGTTCGCCTCGGTTGAACTGCGTGTCGATGCGCTGGCGCACCGCCCGCGCCACTGGATCGAAGGCACCGGCGAAGTGGGGATTGCCGGCGTCCAGGTACTCGCCGCCAAGCGTGCGGGTCAGCTCATTTGAGGCGCCCCTGGTGACTGGCGATCCGGCGAGGGCGCGATTGGTCTGAAGACCGAACGCCAGCTCGCTCTCCGGCGCAAAGGGCGAGACGGTCGTGCCAGGAAAATATTGTGGGGAAGATCCGTAGAACTGCTCTACCGGATCGCCGTACACCGCGCCCGGCACACCGTAGCCCCCAGCGCCATCCGGAAGCGCAACGCCTCCGTCTGAGAGAGGGTATGATCCCCGTGGCTGCCCGGCATCGGCACCGCCCGCCGCGCCACCGGCAAGCTCTGGCGCGCCCACAAACCCGCCACCAGTCGGGGCTGAGGCCGTGACGGCTGGAGCCGTTGGCCTCGAACCCGGGTGTGCAACCTGCGGGAAGTTGTTTTCCCCCTCTGACTGCCCCTGGAAGTTCTCCCAAGCGTCATATTGTTCTTCCCACGCGCTCAAGTCGGCATCATAGGCCGGCGCAGCGACAGAAGGCCCGGCCAGAACTCCCGCCCTCGGGGCAGCGCCGGGAATGGTATTGACGACGCCCCCCTGCGGGCCGTACTGCGTCCCGTAGGGCAATCCCTGGTATTGCCGGTAGGCTTCCCCGAAGACACGCTTCAGCGGGTCTTTCTGAGCCTCCCAGGGCTCCGTCTTCTGTGTCTGTTGCGTCTCGCCGCCGCCATCACTGCTCATAGTTCTTTCCTCAGCNNCACATGCGTTTCGGTCCAGCCCTCAAGCACTCGCGCCCACCCCTTGCGGCCCTCANCCACCAGGGCTTTGCAGCCTCTCTTCCTGGCTCCCGGCTCGAGATAGTCCAGAAGGAACAGCCACCGCTCGCGCTCCCGGCCAGCGAGCAGATAGAGCAGATAGACCTTGTGGCGCGGATAGATCGCGATCCGCCCCACCATCGCCGCCAGAAGCTCTTTCCCATCCACCGCCAGCCACAACTGCGCCGTGTTGTCCTTCAGGTTAGCACGAACGTCCCGCGGCTCATACCCGCCGCACCCCCGGGCGAGTGCCTTCTCGATCAGCGGCTCTACCGTGGGCCATACCGTATCGACCCGGCCCGAAGGCACCGGGACGAGGCGCGCTGTCATCGCTCATAGCCGGGGATGTGGGGCGGAAAGCCCCCGAAGTCCTGCGGGCTCGGGTTGAAAAAATACGGCGTCGGCGGCATCCCGGCGAAAGGCGACGAAGGCGGGGATAGCCCTCCCAGCAGCCCAGCCATCCCGGCCAAGCCCTGAGGGCCGCCGATCATGTCCAGCAGGCCCTTCGGGCGGCCCTGGCCCATCTGCAATGGCGGCAGCATCGGCCCGCCCATCGACGCGGAGGCCAGCCTTACGTTCGGCGGGGCGGCATTCGGAAGGGGATGGGTAAATCTCATGGCTTGCCTATGATCAAGTACATGAAGGACCGATCGGCCTGCGCGTTGTTCGCATGAGTGATGACCACCGCGCCCTTTGTCGGATCGGCGACGTACATGGTCCCGTTCCCCTTCTCGGCAGCCGCATTCGCTGTCTGCGGCTCGGTGAATACCCGCTTCAGCGGGCTAAGGGCCTGGTGGTTGAGCGTCGTCGATGCCGCGTTCGCGGTCAGGGTCACATCGCCAACCACGATGTCCTGGTAGTCGCGTTCCAACTGCACGACGAGCCGCTGCCCCCACTTGACCAGTGTCTGGGCCATGACCTTCGCGTCAAGCCCGGCGAAAATCGGCAGCGGCGGAAACCTCATCTCTTGCCCTCGCGCCTTAAGACCGGCTCGATTCCCTGCGCGTGCGACCAAGTGCCCCCGGCGGCAATATTCACCCGCCCCCGGGCGTAGCGCGTCGAGACCCGCTGCGGGCAGACGCCATCCGAGCCCGCCGCCGTCGCGGTATTGGCGGTCAGCGATGCCTGCGGCGTGTCGCGGTAGCGCAACCCGGCGGTGACGGTCCCGCCGTCAACGATGGGCCGCAACCCGGTAACGAAAACCCGCCGGCCCCCGGGATCACCGAACTCGCCGGTGTCGATCGTAGCCGCCAGGTTCGCGCCGGTGAAATAGTCGAGCTTGTTGTTGGAGTCGAAGGCGCTCAACAGCAGCCGACCGTCCGTATAGGCCCGCGAGTCCAGCGAGAACGGCAGCGCGTCGATCGAGGCGTTGATGTTGTCAAGCGTCTCGACCGTGTAGCCGAACGAGAGCGTTGTGGCGAGCATCTGCACCACGAGATCGCCATTGGCCCACTCGCCGGTCTCCCAGTTGTAGACCACGAAGCGGTTGGGCGCGCCTGCAGTCGCCCCACTGTTCGGGTAGGACCAGAACACCAGCTTGTTAACCGGGTCGACGGCCGAGGTAATGCGGCCGAAGTAGAGCTGGTCAAGCTCGTCGTAGAAGGTCTTGTCGATCTTCGAGGCCCCGATCGGAGTCGAGGTCATGCCGTCGAACTGATAGAACCCGTCCTCGCCGAGATACCAGATGACCCCGCCGAGCTGCACGATGCTTCCGGGGGCCGGGGTGCCGCGGGCACCCTCCACATGATCGAACTGCCAGACCAGATCGCCACCCAGATAAATGGCCCGCCACAAGGCCCGCTCCTGCCAGATAGCGAGGTCGGCACCGGCAAGCCCCGCCGCCATCCCCATGATCCAGCCGCCGCCACCTCGAAGATTCAGGCGGCCCGACTGCGCCGCGACCGCAGATGCTCCGCCGGGGGTCGGCCAGTCTGTCACGTCGTCGATCGCCGACCACCATACCCGATCTGGGACATTGCCATCCGTGCCGTCACTAGTGTTCGCCGTCACCAGGAACCGCTTGGCCATCTTCATGTAGCGACATTTCGGCGCGTTGGCCGAGAGCACGGCGAACTCCGTGCTGGTGCCGATGACGTAGGACTGTATGGCGTCGGTGAAATTCGTCGCTAACGTGCGGAGTCCGTCCTGTGCGAAGTTCCACCGCTCATCCGCGCCGGTCGTGTAGCCGCCCGCGATCGACTCGTCCGACCATGCCGTTGAGGCTGCCAGCAGGCGATAGAGCTTGGACGCATCGCCTGCGAAGCCGTTGACGTTCCCGGCGTTGTCGAGCTCGAACATCGCCCCCTGCGCCCGCGCCGACAGCGCGCCGGAGTAGACTGCGAGGTCGGGCATGGGACGGTAGCTGCCGCGCGCCGGCAACACGTTCTTGGCCGTCAGCGCCCCGGGGTTGTTGTAGGCCGGCAGGTCGGGGCGGTAGGCGCCGAAGGGGATCATCTGTCTTCCAGCCACCTAGCCGCATCAGCCTCTGATTGACCGACATAACCCCCCGCCATCGGAAAAATGCCCAGCGCGTCAGGATTTACGCCTGTGGCTTGCATGAATTGCTCTTTCCACATAATGATCTCCCGTCGCCGTCGAGGGTCGCTTTCTCGCCAGTGAAGTTCTGCCAGCGGATCACGGCCACGTCGCCGTAGGCCGGCGCGAACCATAATCCCGCATCGTCGAGCGAAAAGCCGTGCGGCAGCGTGTCCCCGGCGTCCTCAGCGCGTCCCCGGTGTTCCCGGCGTCCCCGCTCGAGATTGCATGGGCCGCGTCGATTATGGTCTTGACAAACAGGACGGACAGTCCTATATTCAGAGGGTAAGGGCAATCGTGCCCGCCCAACGTGGGAGACCTGATATGACCCATATCCGCCTGACAGACGTGATCGGCGACGACGCAGATTACGTGGACGAAAACTCCGCCATCGCCATCGAAGGCTTGCCCCTTGAGGCCTGGAGGGCACTTCTCGAAGCCTGCGCCATCCTGGTCGATGGCGACGCGGACGACGTTATCCCTGGAATCGACTGCCGGGTTGCGAAAACGCACGAGGCCTTGGCCGACTGGGACGACTCGCGGGACAACGACTGGCGTAAGCGTGGCCGTCGGACCGACACTTGGATGACGGGCGATCTGGGCCTTTCCGCTTGGCCGGCGCGACTTTTCGAGAACGTCCAGATGAATAAAGGCCAAGAGCGCCGCGACTACATCGTGATNGACCTCGGCGAGTGCCGCGCCGTCCTGAGTGCCTAATTCATTGGGCTGGAATCCGGCCCGATCATTGNCGGCAATGGAAACAGGGCAATCGTGCCCGCCCAAATTGGGAGACNNGNTATGACCATCCGACACGTCACCGTCCACGTCGAATTTACCACAATCGAATTTACCNTCGATACTGACGATTGGGGCTCTAACCACGCCTCCGCCGAGATCGGGGCTGCCTACCTCGAATCCTGGCTTAACAAACTGTCGCCAGATCGCGCGCTCGCGGTGTGGGCCGCGTCTCGCGCTCCGCTCAATGAGTATCCTTTCGATCCCCGAGCCTTTCCTGCCGGCCGCGCGCTCGAGAAGGCCGAGGCTGAAGCGATGCGCCGCGCCACAAAAGGCTGGGCCAGCGCCCCCAGCACCGGGCACAACATGAGCGTCTTGGGCATTGGAGGCGCTTGAAGCGGGCCTTGTTGTGGTAGTACCGCCTTTGAGTTCTAATTGAAGGGCCAGTCGATGCCCGCCGACGACCTCCGCACCGCCCGCCGTCTCCTCGGTCTCTCCGCCGAGGGGATGGCGCGCTATCTCCGCCTCGGCCGCGCCAAGGACGGACACGGCCAGGGCCGCCAGATCAGGCGCTGGGAGGCCGGGGGCGAGATGCCCGGCCCCGTCATGGTCATCGTCACGGCCCTGCTCAACGGCAAGCGCCTGCCCAATCCCGAGTAACACCGGGGTCCGGTCGCCTTCGAACCCCGGGCCTTTTTTATAGTCTTCATTTACCGTGTGGTGGCCCGGCTTTTTCAGAGGGACGCGGGATGGCGGCTGGGATGGGCATGTCTCATACCCGTGGTCAGCGACTGACCTCTTTTGTGGCATCAAAATCCCGAAGCCGTTTATTCCCAATGACTTAGAGGTGGTCATCGAGAACCCCATCAAGTTCATGTCGCCCGGCGGCGTGGCTCACGGATACCCTGCAACGATATTGACGGACCTTTGCGATGCGGTTCTTGCCGCCCGCGATGCCGTGGGGCGGTCCAGCAAGCCGGGCATCTCAGAACGAATACGGTCTGACGTGACCGGAGGCAGCGCGCGTCACCGTCTCGTCCTTGATCTGGTCGTAGACCTGCTTCGTCCACGCCAGCATGGCCGTCGCCTCGTCGAAATCCCGGATGACGTTCGCGAACAGATCGGCCTTGGCCTTGCTGCGAATCAGCTCCTCGCCCTCAGTCATCCAGTTGTTGGTAGCCGAATCGCTGTCGCTCAGCGTCGCCGGCTTCTCCGGGAAGGCCAACGTGATCGTGTAGACCGCGTCCGGGACGGGATACAGCCGCATCTTGCCGCCGTATCGCGTGTAGTCGGTCGGCGCACCGGTAAAGGCGTCGTCGGTCAGCACCGTGTCGATATAGGCGTAGTCCCGCGGCGTCAGCGCGTAGGTCGAGCTGTTGACCTGAACCTTGATCGCGTCGATCGCGTACAGGTCGCCCATCGAAGCCAGTTCCGACGCCGAATACGTCTCCTGACCGGCCGCCGTCGAGAACGTCGTGGTGGTCTCGACCCAGTACCACGTCTCGCGCTCGTAGTGCTTGATCGCCGAGAGGATTGAGTTCTTGATCTGGCCGCCAAGATCGGTGCGCGCGATTTCGTCGGCAATGCGCGTTTGCATCGTCCCGTAAGTGGTCATCGGTCGCCTCTACACCGCTTGACGTGAAGCGCGACCCCCCGCCCGATATGCCGGCCGCACTTGGGGCACTCCCCGCGGCCCGCACGGGGCGGGGGAGAGTCCGCCGGGGCCAGCGGGGGCCGTGAGGCGGACGCAAAAAAAGCGGCCTCCTCAGCCGCCCGTTCGGCGAATATCTGGCGCCGTCTCATCCCACGGCCGCCAGCGAAGGCCGATGGGTCAGGGGATAGCTAACCTGGTGCTGCCCCGCGAAGTAGTGCTTCCACCATTCGTCGGCGTAGGCCGCGTCCTCATGGCCCGGCATGTCCGGCTTGCCGTCCGCCGCATCCCACATCTGGCCGCGATGATCGACCGAGTAGGAGCGCCAGTACACCCCCGAACGCCGCAGCTCGCGGTCCACCAGCGGCCGGATGTCGACGGCAACGCTGGCGTGCGCCTTGAGCGACTCGACGGCAACGGCATACGCCGCGTGGTCCCTTGGGTCCCACCCGATATAAACAGTCAACGTCTCTTTGATCATCGTCGCTCCTCAGTTATAGGCCACGCAGGTCTCGCAGGGCGTCCCGCGCACGTCCTTGTCCAGGTTGGCGCGGCGCAGCGACAGGAACCGGCCCGAGTGCCAGCCCTCCATGAAATCGACCTCGTTCAGATCGGCCATTGTGAATTCCTTGGTGTGATCGAAGCAGCAGCCGCTCAGAAGTCCGTCCCAGGTGATATGCCCCTCGGTGAACAGCGCCCAGCACGGCAGCGGCTCCCTGAGCGCGCCGGAGCGCCCGCGGTTGCCCGCCGTGGGCTTCCATCCCAGCTCCTTCTCGCGCTTCGTCACCAGGGCCGCCTGGTTGTAGAGGGGAAGGGCGTACATTTCGTCGACGTGCTTGCGGAGGCGCGTCGCGTAGGTGTGGATTCGCCGGCCCTGGTCGCCGTCATATTCGATGTAGGAGGCGTAAACGCCGCAGCGGTGTCCGGTCTCCTTCTCCACCTCGTCGCGCACCGCCCGCGCCCCGAGGACGTTGCGCTCAACCACGTCGAACATCGTCGGCTTGACCTTCGTCACCGCTTGGAACTGTTGCTCGTCGGCGTAGTTCAGCGAGAACTTGAGGCTATCGAGCCCCGCCTCCATGCAGGCCCGCACCCGCCCGGGCGCTGCCAGGGAGCCGTTGGTGGTGAGAAAAACGTAGGGAAACCCGCACTCCACCTTGGCGAATTCCACCGCCCACGGCAGCCAGTCCACCATGAAGGACTCGCCGAGATAGAACAGCCCGAGCTCCTCCACCCCGGCCTCGCGCATCTCACGGACCAGCCGGGAGAACAGTTCCTTGTCCATGTCGGCCTGGCGCCTAAGCCGCATCGAGCGGGCGCAGAACGAGCAGGCGAAGTTGCAGCGACCCGTCAGCTCGATCTTGACGCTCCTCGGACAGGGCGGATCGGGCCGGCGGTACTCGTCGGGAATTCCAGTGATCGCGTCGATCCGTTCGGTGATCGTCATCCGTTGCTCATGTCCTTCACCAGGGTCGCCCTGAAGGCCCCCTTCTGATTGCGAAACCAGACCAAGCGCTGCCGCTTCCACAGCTTCGGCAGCCACCAGGTGTAAGGCTCGATGATGAGGTGGGCGTTGCCGCCGTCCGGAAGGTGCTTCCGCGCCGACCGGGTCGCGACCCAGAAATACGCCGCCTTGAGCGTCAGCCGGGCGATGTCGTCGAGAACGGCGTCAAGGCAGTCGGGCTCGATGTGCTCGAGAACGTCGGTGCAGATCACGAAGTCCGCCGGCCGGGGCGCCTCGTCCAGCCCCTCGATGCAGGGGTCGTAGTCCACCCACTCGACGCCGGGCCGAAGGTGGCGCCCCAGCATCGCCGAGAGCGTCTGCTTGCCGCAGCCATAGTCGAGAATGCTTTTCGGCGATAGCGACCGCATCACGTCGCTGATCTCGTCTGCCCGCTTCTGACCGTTGGTTCCGTACTCGACCTTTTCCCGGTGCATCCGCCGATTGATCTCGCGGTACTCGTCCGAGATCAGCACAGCCCCAGCCTCCGCGCGTAGCCCTCCATCCAGGGCTTGCGGGCCTGCCCCTTGAAGTGGACGCCGTAGGTTGACAGCTCCGCAGTGGGCTCCTCGTCCGGGGCCGGGACAATTTCGGCCATCGGCAGCAGCCGCACCCGCGCGCCAAAGGTCTCCACCATGTCGTTGGGCCTGCTTTCGAGCCCCAGCATCGCCGCCATCGTTATCTGCTGGCCCCACCATTCGTGCAGCTCCGCAGGGAGCCCCGCCGTGATGGTCTTGAACGCCCGCCAGAAGCACCTCGCGCCCTCGGTCGGTTTCGACAGCACGAAGCCCATGTTGAAGCGTTTGTGCAGGGCCTTCTCCCGCACCGTCACGGCAACATCGAAGTCGTCGTCGAACAGCGGCGCGAGGTCGCGGTTGAGAACGATGTCGGTGTCGCAGAAGACCAGCGGCCCCGGCGTCCGCATCCCGTGCTCCGCGTGCAGGGTCGCGAGCGCCGCGTCCACCTTGCCCCACTCGACCCGCGGTCCCCACGGCCGGGGCCACGAGGAGGGGTCGTGAAGCTGGGCCTCCTGCTTGACCCGCACCACCTCGTCGGCGGCCTCGAGCTTCGCCGTCGCCATGTCCGTCAGATGCACCAGGCGCGCGGACGGCATGACCCGCTTGACGGAGGCGAACATCAGCCCAGCGGCGTTGCGATAGAAGGTGGCGGGGCTCCCTGGACTGCCCATGAATTCAACATTGAGGTCGACGAAGAACGTCGCCACCTCGATCACGCGACCTTCCTCTCGACCAGCCACTCGTCGAGCCGGCTTTTCACCTCGTCCAGCACCGGCCCCCAGTCGTCGCCCCGCTGCCGGATGAGGTCGACCGCTCTGTACCAGGGCATGTTCCCAGTGACGCCGTACCGCCAGGCCGGGGCCGAGGGCGTCAGGCACCAGCACGGCACGCCCAACCCGCCGGCCATGTGGATCGAGGTCTGGCAAACAGAGACCACCAGATCGAGATTGGCGACCAGGGCCGCCAGGTCGTCCATGTCCGGCGACTCCGGCCCGTCCTTGCCGTAGTGATGGACCTTGACCCCGCGCTCCTTCTCCAGCGCCCGCACCTCGTTCTTGGCCGCCTCCGTGTATTGAAGACTTATCCAGTCCACATCGTCGCGGAAGATGGGGATTAGGGCCTCGAGCGGCAGCGAGCGCAGGTCGATCCGGGTCTTCTGCGCGCCCCCCTGCCAGGCAACGCCGATCTTGGGCTTTCGCCCGAGCTTCTTGAGACGGAAAAACCAGTGGCGCTTTTTCGTCTCGTCGACGATCAGATAGGGCTTGCCGGGAAAGGCGCCCTCGCTGCGGCGCCAGAACTTGGGCAGCGAGCCCAGCGCGCACTTGTAGTCGACCGTCTGGCCTTCCTTCATCCACTCGGAGCCGTCGTGCCGGTCGGTGCCGTGGACCTCGATCTCGGGGAATGACCGCGCCATCAGCCCGGCCAGCCTTACGGTCGGCTCGAAGACGATCTCGGCGCCCGTGGCGACGGCATCCGCCAGGCACGACGCGAACAGGATCTCATCGCCCAGGCCCTGCTCGCCGTGGATCACCACCTTGCCCTTCGATTCGCCGTCCCACCACGGCGTCATTTCGCCGTCGCCGCGGGCGTAGTTGCGCTCGCCAACGCCGCAATTCGATGCGGGGTGCAGCCGGTACTCGTGGGCGTCCCATGCCTCGGGCCACCGCTGCATCTCCAGCAGCGCCAGCCCCTTGTGCCAGAGCGATTGGGCATGATCGGGCTCGAGCGCGAGTGCCCTCTCGGAAAGCTCCAGGGCTCTCTCGGGCGTGCCATTGTTGATATAGATCGCCGCTTGATTGGATGGAAAATCCGGGTGCTTCTCGAAACGAAAAGCCTTCTCGAAGGCGAGATCCGCCAGCTCGTTCATGTGCTCGCGTTTGAAACAGATGCCGAGGTTGTTCCAGGCGTGGGCCGATGTGGGGCAGAGTTGCACCGTCTGTTGGAGCAGACACGCCGCAAGTCCCGTCCACCCCATCTGCATGTAGAGCGTCCCCAGCAGCGCCATGATCTGCGGGTTCGCCATGTTCTTCGAAAGGATCTCGTTGTAGAGCCGCTCGGCCTCCTGAAACCGCTCCGCCTCGTGCGCGGCCTGCGCGCGTTCGAGCATGTCCTTGGCCCTGACGAGCTTCATGGTGCCCTCTTGAAATTTTCAAAAAAAGGGGGGCCGAAGCCCCCCCATGTCCAGCTAAGCCTGATCCGCGTCCATCTGGTAGATGGCGCTGAACGTCATGATCGCGGATTCGGACAGCGCGACCGCGTTGGTCGCGATGATCCACGCCCACCGAGGCGTTGCCTCGTCGGAGATCGACACCTTGTAGGGCAGCTTGAGGTTTGCCTGGCGCCTCAAGATGCCGCCGCCCGTGTTCGACCAGTCCTGAGCCAGAGCGGAAGTCGACACCGTGACAGAACCCGAGGTAGAGCCCTCCGGCTTCTGAATCCCGATGTCCCACTCTTGATTCGCCGCGCCATCCGCGCAGTAGAAGGCGAAGTCGAGGATGGAGGCGCCGTGCGGAACCTTCGCGAGAAGGAACACGCTCGACGCTGTGCAAGTCGAGGTGACGGAGTGCTTGCTGCTCACAGCCTGCAGCCCCGCGTGAAGCTCCCGAACCTCGGTCTGATGGAGGGAACAAGTAACAGTAGCCATAATCTACCTCCTTCTTGCCGATTAGGGCGCTTCGGCGTGACTCGACATGACGATGGTGGCGAAGTCGACCGCATTGAAGACGGTCTTCGTCAGCCCCCAGATCATGCCGGCGGATACGCCGAGCTGGTTGCCGTAGTCGAACTGCTCCTCCACCCACGTCATCTTGCGGCTGGTGTTGTCCTGGCCGGTGCCGAAGCACGCAGCCTGAGCCCCGCACAGCACGGCACGGCGAACCGTGGTCGTGCTCGTCGCCAGCGGGACCCTGGTCGACTCGTGGATGATGGTGCCGTTGTACTCGCCCAGAGCGCCCGTGAAGATGTTGGCTTCCTTGCCATCACCTCCTTGAAGCTCGGCGCGGTGGATGTCGTACCACGTCACCCTCGCAGCCGTTGCGTCCGTCTTCAGGTTGTACACCTGGTACGGATGCAGGAACGCGACATACCGCGGCCCCCGCGAAGTCTTGACCGGTCGAATCAGCGGCGTCGCCACCTTGGCCAGCGTCACCGCCTTGTCGATCATGGTGAGCGCGAACTCGGCGCTACCCGATTCCGACGCGGACAGCGAGTTCTCCGTGGTCGCGTCCAAGGGACCGTAGACGATCCGCCCAGTCGTCGGTGCGGTCGTCGCGTTGTGACCCACGTTTCGCAGGTCGGCTTCGCCGGTGTTGCCGGCGATCTGGTTGAAGAAAGCCGTGTCGATCTTGTCCGCCCACCAGTCCCGCAGCCCGTCCAGGGCCTCCTCGCGGACGCTGAACGGAACCCGCTGCTCCGACATCTTGCCGTCCGACCGCACCGCATGGCGAAGCTGGTCGATCAAGAGATCGTCGTAGTAGGTGGTGAGCGCTTCCTCCTGGCCCTCAAGAGTCGCATCGCCGAGAATACCCGTCCCGGTGAGCTGCATCCTGAGCCCGTACCGAATCCGGTCTCCCGGTCCTTTCGCGAGCTCGTTCTGCACATAGCAGAGCGACCCCTTCGTCGTGCCCATGAAGCGCTCGACGAAGGTTTCCTTGAGAGCCTCCCGGAGGAGGCGCTTGGCCCAGATCTTAACGGCAAGCGGATGGTTGACCGGATATTGCGTCGTGGCCATAACCGTTGCCTCGCGTAAGTGGTTGATCCGAAAGGTGACTTCCCCGTTGCGCCGGGGGCGCGCCTCTCGCCACTCACGCGGACGAACACGACAGGCCGCTTAACGTCCGGCCAAACGCCAGTTGATCGGGAGGCTGTCAGCCTCCCATTGCTTTCTTCAGGTCTTTATCGCTCACTTGGCCGAACTCGTCGTCGTCCATCGCCAGGAGCGACTCCATCGTCAGACCCGTCGCTTGCGTGCCGCCCGCCGCGCTCAGCGACTTCGCGGCTCCCTCCGCCTTTTCCTCGGCGGCAATCTTGTCTTCGCCGTTGCCCGGCGTCGCTGGGTCAGCAGCCTTCTTCTCGTAGCCGCGGTGCTTGGCGATCGCGTACAGCCGCTCGGCGGGGTTCACCCCATCGCGGAAGGACGCCGCCGCGAGCTGCCGCTCGAATCTCCCGACTTCCTGGTTTACCCGCGCCGGGTCGGTAACCCCCCACGCGGCAAGCTCCGATTTCATCGACTCCTGCCAGTGCTGATAGGCGTCCGCAAAGTCGGGGTTTTCGCCGGCGAACTGGACGGCGGCACTGCGGTAAGCCTCGACCAGCTCTTGGTCGTTCTGTGCCGCCTGACTCTGCTGCGCCCGCTCCTCGTTCGATTGTTCGAGCTGATCCAGACGCCGACCAGTTTCGGCCTGCCCGTGCTGGAGATGCGCGGCAGGGTCTTCGTCGAAATCGGGGGGGGCCTCGGCAGGCGGCGCCAATCGCTTGGCGATCTCCCCCAGCCGTTCCTCGGTCTTCCCCTTGTACTCGCTGAACTCGCGGCCCTGGTCTTCGAGCCGGCGCTGGAACTCCTTGCGGCGCTCCCGCTCCTCGTGCAAGGCCCCGTGCGGGACCACGCGCTCGGACGGGTCTTTGGTCTCGTCCTTTTCATCGGCCTTGTCCCCGGCCGCCTCCTGATCTTCCGGCTCAGGCTCCGCCTTCTGCTCTTCTTCAAGCGGCGTCTCACCGCCCGTCTCCATGTGCCGCTTTTCCGCCTCGGTCAGGGCGTCGTCGTCCTCGCCCTCGATCGGGGCGTCGGTCTTTTCGTCTGCCATGATGTCCTCGTTGGATTGCCAGGCGCGGCCCGGCGCCGCCTATCGCTGAACCCTGTCTTGAGCGTCCATCCGACCGCCTACGAAATTGGCGATTGCGGTTACGCCCTCATTCTCGATCCTCGTCGCGTCGTGCCCGATCTCGGCCAATTCGCCTTCGGTCTTGGCGCGGTTGAGCTCCGTCTTCGATTGCGTCTCGCCAATGTCGGCCTGCTGCTCGGCCTCGTCGAGCTGCGCCTGCTTCTGAGCCGCCGGATTGGGCTTGCGAAGCTCCTCCGAGATGGCCGCGGTCAGCCCCGCGGGCAGCGGCGAGTACTTCAGCAGCTCAGTCCATACGACAGTCGGGAGCTGCACACTCAACAGCATCGGCATCATCTGCGCCAGGACGCTCCACACTCGCTCCTTCTGGTTCGGGCTGGTCGGCGCGTCGTCGACGATCACGTCATAGGTCAGCGTGCCTTCCTGCTTCAGCAGCGGCACATACTGCTCGCCTTCCTTGCCGACGATCCTGATCAGCCGGCCGTCCGAGATGTACTCGGTGATGAAGTGCAGGAGCATCCGGCCCTGCTCTTTGCGATACCGGCGCAGGCTGTTGAACAGCCCCGCCAGGATCGTCATGCCGGCCTGCTTGCGCTGGTATTCCAGAACGCCGGCCTGCTGCCGATCGGCCATCCCGAGGAGCTCAAGGTTGACGCCCGAAACATCTCGAATCGACGAGATTGCGAACTCCAGCATCTGCGGCAAGCCTGTCGGCAACATCCCGCCGGGCTTGAGCTGGACCCGTCCCTTGGCGAGGGCGTCTTGCGCCATCCAGGTTATCGAATCCGGGTTGGCCCAGTCCTCCTCGGCCTTCCGCACGTTATCGAAGGCCGCCTTCTCCGCCATGATCCCCTTGCCCGACGTGGCAATCTGGTGGAGGATGGTCGAGAAGAACTTGTTGGCCCACCGCTGCGGATCTTTCATGCCCCGGACTAGGCCGTAGAACGTCCCCTTATTCCTGTCCCGCTTGCCCGTGATGCAGCGATATGTGAAGCCCTTGGGGTACGGCGATTCCTTCGCCTCCAGCACCACCCCGCCGCTGAAAAACGCCCGGTAATACGCCCGGCGGTGCTTCTTCACCGACCGGACCTCCAGCCCCAACCTCGCCATCACCCGCTTGATCAGGGTCTTGTGCTCGCCGTCCTCGAGGGTCTTCATCTCGCCGCTGAACGGATCGAGAGCTAGGTGGTAGGGCTCGCGCTCGTACCACTGGTACTCGACGACCCGGTAGGTGTTCTTTTTGTCGACGACCCACGACGCCTCGCTGCCGCTTCTGTACTGATCGCCGGGGACCGTGACGTGAGGGTTGCTCTCGGCCTCATCGTCGCCTTCCTCCTCGAACTCAGGGCGCCCGATCTCTTCGGCCTTGCCGGGCCACTGGGCTTCCAGCTCGTCCTTGGTGTAGTCCTTGACCCGGAACAGCCGGCGCGCATCTCCCAGGTTCCGCTTGCGGGCGGCGTGATCCCAGGTCATCTCCATCGGGTCAATGCGCTCGATCAGAATGTCGTTTTCTTCGCTCTCGGTGTCCAGCCGGGTTTCCGTCCATCCCATGCCGCAGATCACGGTGTCAGTGAAGCCGTCCGACTCCTCGTCCTCGGCATCGCATTCGTCGCGGACCCAGTCCGCGGCGCCCGTCAGAACCTCGTTGACCCCCACATCGCCCTGCTCGCGCGGGATGTAGCGAACCTCTTGGCGATTGCCGATCTCGGTCCCGGACACTGCGTCGATGACCGGCCCGATCCTGTTGAACGTGACGATGGGCCGTAGACTGTCCTTGAGCCTCTGCTTGTCCTGCTGGTCCCATTGCTCACCCGCAACGAAGGCGTAATCTTCCCGCGCCTCGATGCGCCACTCAATGGCCCGGTCGCGGTCCTCCTTCCAGTGCATCTTGGCCTGCAGCAGAAGGTCTTCGTCAGAGGGGAGCGGCATCACACGCCCATCCATGTGCCTGCGGCATGGTGCTTCCGGCGCCGATAGCGGTCCACGATTTCAGGATCAATCGGCTGCGGCCACACGGTCGGCATCTCCTCGTCCAGAATGCGTGAAAGCGCGTCCAGCATGTCGTCATGGTGTCCCACCGGGAACGCCTTATATTCCTCCTCGACGAACACCGCCGTGAGGTTTTCAAGGAGGCCCTCGTAGTTGGTCTTGTAATGGACCTCTGGCAGCCAGACCCGCCCCTGCTCGAACAGCGGTATCAGCCGCCGGATGCGATCCAGCTTCGGGATGGACACGGGCAACTCGACGATCGAGAAGCGATAATTCTCCCGGTTCATCCGGTCTTGCATGTGCTCGATGTCGGCCTTGAAGCCGTTCTTCTCGTACCCGACCGCCTTCGGCGTCCAGACCCGATGCAACCGGAACAGCAGATCCGCCCGCTGCGTCAGGCTCAGCCGATCCCGGTAGAAATCCTGAACATAGTAGTTTGAATCCTCGCCTAGCCCGACCACGAACATGGCCGTATAATCGGAGCTTCGCTTTTTCTCGCTCGCCGGGTCGACGAGGATGTAGCGGTTGGTCGTCGTGTCCACGTCGCCGCTGTCCTCGTGGTGCTTCAGCCACTCCGGCTTGAAGCCCTGCGTCTCGTCGGCCTTCGGGTCAAGGAGCTGCTGGCAAGCGAAGGTGTACGGCCCCTGCTCCTTTCGCTTTTCGGCCAACCGTTCGCGGGTCAGCAATACCGGCTCTCCCTCAACTGTCCCGTCCTCCGTGGCAGGATAAATCCGAGGGGACGCAGCCCCGCGGCGCATGATCTCGCTGTAGGTGTCGTTGTAGTGGTAGCGCGTCCCGCAGTAGCGCGCCGTCCCGCCCTCGGTGCCCAGGTTGCGGGACAGCTCCCACGCTTCCGTCACCTTCTTGATCATCTCCGGCGAGCTCACCGATTCGCGGGTCACCACGTCGTCGTAGACCATCAGCCCGAAATGCCGGCCCGTGGGCTGGCCGTCCACCAAGCCCCACGCTTCGAGCGTGCTTTCCTTCGGGTTGCCCTTCCGCTTGACGATGATGCCGTCATCCTCGGACCACTTCGGCGACTCCTTCGATGGGTTCTCCCACAGGATCTCCGGGAAGAGCGCTTTCAGCCGTTCGTTGGATTCGAACTCCCGCTTGATCTGCCGCAAGAACGCTTTGGCGATTGGTCGGGTGTGCGAGAAGAACCCCACGGTGAGATCAGGGTCGCGAAGGATGTTCTGAACCGTCAGCGCGAAGGTGATGATCGTCGACTTGTAGTGTTCCCGCGCCCACAAGTCGATATGGCCGTCTGGTGACGCCTGAACCTCGCGGCAGCGGTCGAACAGCCACGGGACCACGATGTCCTTGCGGCCCATGCCGAACCACAGCAGGAAGTAGAGATCAGTTTGGCAGAGGTTCCTTAGCTTCGCCGTTTGATCCTTGGGCGAGAGTTTGAGTAATCCATCGAGCAGTTTCGGATACTGGCTCTGTGTGCACGCCCACGCTTCCGCCAAGATTGACCTCGTGATGCTCCGCGACGATCCACTTCGCTTTGGTCTTGAGCCAGAAGATTTGCGCCGTGACGTTGCCCTGCACCACCGCTTGATTGTAGAGGGCCTGCGCGACCTTGGCGTTCGCCTCAACGGCGCCGGTGGCGAGCTCAATCTCGAAATGCCTGTTGAGCGTGTTCGGGGCGATCCCGATCACCTTAGCGATATCCACTCTCGTGACGCCATATGCGATTAGCGCTTTCACGCTCCGGCGTTGGTCGGGCGTCGGCGCGAACGGCGGCCTCCCAGCGCCGGCCTTGACGGCCTTGGCTGGCGGAGCCTTTTTGCGGGGCGGCCTTGCCATCTAGCCTGTTCCCTCCACCGCCGCCGGGCCTTCGCGCTCCGCGGCGATCTCTTCGACTGACCCTACGCCACGCGCATGACGGCGCCGAGCGACCCGCCGGGGTGGGTGCGCTTGAGCTCACTGGCGTCCAAGCCATGACGCTGTGCGACACCCATCACGAGGACATGGCCTAGCACGAGCGAAAGGGTGACGGACGTGGTCGGGACCAGGCCGGCGACGTCGATCTCGTCATGAACGGGGATTACAACGGCCACATCGGATTCGCGGGCCAGCCAGCTATCGGGATCAGCGGTGATGGCGACTCGCATGTACCTGTCGCGCTCGTGGCGCCAGAGCGATCGCAGCTCCTCGGTCGCGCCCGACTTTGAGAAGGCGACCAGGACATCGCCCGTCATCAGCGCGCCGATATCGCCGTGCGCGGCCTCCGTGGGGTGCAGCCAGATCGCGGGAATGCCGAGCGAGGCGAGCGTGGCGGCAAAGAGCCGCGCGACCAGGCCCGACTTGCCCACGCCCGTCCCGACGATCCGCCGCGCGTCAGCGAGCAGAGCCACGGCCCGCTCGAAATCGTCGTTGAGGGTCAACAACAACCGACCCAGGCCGTCCATCTCCAGACGGATGATGCCGCGTGCGTTGTCGAGGATGGGGTTATCCTTCCGAGCATGAAAAATCCCGCCCCAGTTTCCCAACGGCGGGCTGGACGCAACTTCTCCAGTTGCCACAAGTATGCGTTACGACTCGCAACTTGTCAAGTTGTAGTGTTCGGCGAGGCGGTCGAGCACCATCTGGAGGGCCACCCGCGCAACGCCGCCCCGCCAGCCGAGCGCCCTCTCGACCTGGCCCAATCGCTTGGCCTCCACGATGATGGAGAGCGCTAGGCCGCCCTGCGTCTTGCCCAGCACCAGCAACGCCTTGGTCACCTCGTCGCGGGCGTCGAGCACGGCATCGGGCAGCCCCCCCGTGCCCGAAACGCCTGGAATGCGGTCTAGCGACGGCGGCGGCGGCGGGTCGTAGCGGGCCTCGTGCCAAACAGCACGAAACTGGCACCCCGCCCGGTACTGGCGCTTGCCGATGTAGCCCCGGCGGAAGCACCAGTCGAGCGTGGTCTGGTCCAGCACCTTGTGCGCCAGGCCCCGCTCGTCGTCGTCGTCGTGGGTCACCACCCGCCCGAGCTCGTGGCGCCGGCGCATCTCCGGCGTCGGGCCGGGCTTGTCGTCGTCACCCATCGCGTTCAACATCGTCAGACAGCCTCAGCCTCCATTGTTGATGAAAGTCTTTAATTTCGCCACCACCTCGGAGCCGAAGCCGAAGCGCCCGCGCAGCCCATTGGTCAATTGAGGACGGGATACACCGACGCGCCGCGCCAGGTCGTAGTGGGTCAAATTACGCGCACGAATTTCGTCACGGACGAAACGACGCACAGGAGGAGGAGCCACACCCGCCCACCACAGGCCCGCCGGGGATATGTGGGACGTATTGCGAGGAAAGCTTTGAGAGGCTTGGCATTTCACCGCCAACATGCGGCCTGCGCCGCCCTCTCCCCCGGCCCGCCGGGGACGTGGATGGGCGTCGGCCGCCGCGGC